CACAAGATCAGAGCGGGCTCCTGCGCCTTTCACAGAGTCAATGGCTTCGTCCAGTTTAGCCAAGGTCAAGCTATCACCGGCTGCAGCAGTCGTGTTAGCGACAACCTGGCCAGCGACGTTGTTGACCTGAGTCAGCATACCGTCGATCTGGTTAGCAACGGGGTTGCTATCACCAATAAACAATGCGCTTTCAAGCGAGTTGTTCATATCGTCCAGCTTGTGAGTCATTTCCTCGGCAAGGACGTCCAAGTAGGTACGACCAGTTGCACGAATCTTACGAGTCACGCGGCCACGAGTAGCCAGTGTACGATAGGTCCATTGGCTCTGAGCGTATGTACCAGTCGTCTCAGTCAGTGCAGCAGTATCCGCGACCCAGATGTTGCCTGGAGTCATCACAGAAGATGTGCGACGGTTGACGATGGCTTGAGCACCAGAACCGGGACGACGATCAAGCGTACCAAGAGCACCGAACTCACGAATCGAGAGTTGCTGAATGATCTTGTTGACGTAGCTTTGAACGAGGTTTGTACCCGCTGTTGCAACCGAGATTGCACGCTGGAAGGCTTGCTGACGCTGAGCGTCCATGTTTGCCCATTCAGGATTGTTGATAGACATTATCTACCTCCAAGAGTTGCGAGCGTCAGGGTCAGTAATGTATCCATCCATCATGGCAGCTTGCAGCACGGCTCGCAGGTCGGCTTCGAGTTGTCCACGGGTCGGGGTTTGCTCTTTAGGAGCGGAACGGCGCTCTGCTTGTGCTTCTGCAACAGCAGCAAGAGCAGAATCGGGTCCACATTCCTCTTTCACTGCACGAACCATAGAGGCAGGTCCGGTCAGTTCCATCCGGCGAGCAGCAGGAACGTGAGCCATTCCGCGGCGTGCAGGAGGGTTAGCCAGCTTGGCAACGAGCTTTTCCAAATCTTCAACTTTCGAGCGAAGTGCAATTTCTGCATCGCTCATAGTTTCAGCAGGCTCTACCTTAGCTGCGGGTTCTGGTGCGCCTCGCTCCAAGAGCTTGCCGAGAGCGGTTTCAATAGCCGCAAGACGAGTCTCATCTGGAGAGATTTGAGGCGCGACCACATTGTTTTCTGTCATGTCGTCACTGCTACGGTCGCTCATCGCCGAAGCCTCCTGTTTTGGGGGAATAGAATCAACGGAGGGCCGACTTCGGTGAGCCTGAGAGCCTTCAGATGTATGTTCACCCGGTGAACACGATCTGTCAACCTCACTTCCCTCTTCAATGATACGGTCTGAAATCTCTGAAAGACTTCTAAGTTCTGGCGGGTCGCCTTTCTCGAATCGAGAATAATAGCCAGCGATTCGCTCGTAGACGCCCTGTCGTTCGGATTCTGGAATGTCAACGCCGCCACGAGCCCCATTCAATGCGGCCATTGCAGCGGCTACTCCGCGCCAAACAGCCTTCAAATCACCATCAATCATTTTTGCGAAAGGCAATTTGTAGCTGGATTTGATTTCTGGCGCATCGGGGTCATACCAGAAATGCGCTTTTCGGTAGGCGACCCAATCGTCAACATCAAGAACTTCATTTGCTGTTGCAGTATTCCAGTCCCAAGGAGTGTCTTCTGCTGCAAGATTCAGAGATGGAGAACCAGAAGCGGTTCGTTGCTCTGGCACTTCGTCAAAAGGATCTTCAACTACGTCTTCACCTTCGGTAGAAAACATTCCTTTGAAGTCTTCCGACTTGCCGTATGTCACCTTGATGTGCTCGTCCGTCTCTTCCACTTTGACTACATGGCGATGCGCATCTGGTCCAAGACGAGAATACTCGTGCTTCTTTCCCTTTTTGCGGTCCTCTTCGTCTTCGTCTTCGTCTTCTGGAGCATCAGTATCAACAGGATCTTCGTCGTCGACATCTTGCTCTTCTTCATGAGCCTCGTCTTCTTCTCCGATGTGCTCTTCTTCTCCAACAGATTCGTCGGCTTCAGCGCCTTCCTCTTCTGCGTCGGCTTCTGCAAGCTCCTCTGCTGCTTCGCTTTCGTCTTCGTCTGGCTCGGCGTCTTCCATGTCTTCTTCGTCTTCATGGGCGTCGTATTCTTCTTCATCCTTCTTAGCTCTTTCAAGCTCACAAGAACGAACAAGCTCAGAAATCCAGCTATCAGGATTTGATGGGCGACGAGTAGTTGCCAAGTGATCCAACTCAACGCCACGAATAAGCATGCGCTCAACTTCGTCGTCGTCGTTTGTGACTACTTCTAAATCCGTGAACCATCCGCCAATCGACATTCCGATGGTCTGTCCACGATCAATCATGTTGACCAGGCGCTTTCCGTGACCATCGTCAGTGTAGATTTGAGTGGTAACTCGCAGAACCAAGCCTTCGCCGGGTTCGTTCGACAGTGCGGGATGAGCCACTGTGCTCTTTTCGATCTTAGCCGAAATGGTTTTTCCGAAAACTTGATCCCACTCGTCGTCGTGGTGGCTTGGGACATACGGAACTCCAGCACGAAACTGGTTTGCCATACCTTCCAGCGCTTCCACGGTCATTTCGGTGCCGTGCCAGTCTACAGACGTGCTGCTGGCGATACCTTCAAGCAGAACTGTGCCTGCTGCTCTGTCTGCTTCAATCTTGTTGGATGCACTTGCTGACTCTGCTCGCTCTACTTTAGAACGATTGATAGCCATAGGCATAAGACCAGACACAGGAATGCGACCTCTTGCGATGAAACGATTGGATTGTCCATCTACAGCTTCAGCTTCAAGATCGTAATTTGAGTTTTGGATATTGACTGTCAGGCGACGCTTCATGGCACTACCTCGTTGGAACTTTTCGGTCGCGCCTGACTCGGCGTCCTTCTGACAGTATCAGATATGCGCGACTTGGACAAGAATCAGGGCATTTTAGCTTGAGAAGGGGAGCGGCTGAGTCGGGATTGGTGCTACAGCATCAGGCGGATTCGGCGGCAAGTCAGAAAGTCTAACCGCTTGATTGCGAGCCACTTCCTCTTTGGTCCAAAGAACAAGGACACATCTGCACCGTGCGCCACAGACTGTTCCTTGTCCTGGCAATACAGTGGCTTGCGAAAGCTCCCGATATTCTGTTCCACCTTCGTAAGCGCAAGTGATGCAGTTATCACCCGCCGCCGCGACCCATTCATACATCCACTCAACAGGTCCAGCGAACAAGTCTGCATCGGCTGGGTCTACTTCCATTGCAGGAAGAGCGCTGGCGGGGGCTTCTGGTTTTTGCGTGGTTTCAGACAAGGCCAAAGAAGTTGCAAGTGCTGAAGTAGATAAAGGAACCAGTTTGCCGGTCCAGTTATCAATCCGCCAAGACTTTGCTTCAAACGTCTTATCAACGACCTTGATTGTTTTTTCTGGACCATCAAGCTGATCGAGATCATCAATCCTGTTTCGAGTAGACATCACATTCAACAGGATCTGACTCATGTCCTGTCTCAATGTCCCGACCAGACCCTGCTCTTGCTCAAGCCAGCCAATAGCATCGTCTTGGTACGCAAATGCTGCTTCTGTCGCGTCGTACTCAGCGAACTCGCCAGTCCATTTCTCGGCGGTTTCTTTGCCCATGATAGTTGCTTTTGTGTAGAACGGCGTAGACAACATCTTCCACTTCGCCACCATCGCATCGAACGCGTCGTTCACCCTTCTTTGGGCAACTACACTGTCTGAGATTGACATATACCCTTTCGATCCGAAGGCAGATGCAACGATAGCAGACACTTCCTCGGCTGTTTCAACGTAGAGTTCAGTAGCCGCTTTGGAATACTCAGCAACGACGGTTGCAAGTGAGTTCAAGTTCAACGTCCTGAAACCTTTGAACTTTCCTTCTGTTTGCCAATGGCTTGGAAGCCACTCGTCGACGGACTTGTCTCTTAGAATACGCTTCCAATCGTCCTTGTCCGGCCAGCGCTCTGAATCGCGTTCTTCTGCATCGCATGTAGGACAACCGCCGCAGTCCGTTCTGGAGTGCTCTATTTCAACTCTTACGTTTTTTTTTTCGGTTCGAGCCTCTCCGTCCTCAACGAGAGTTTCGCCGGACTCAATCGTTGAAGCAACTGCTGGCGTATCCGTCATTGCGACGCCTTGGGCAACCATATTCAGCGGCATTGGCCCATAAGACGTTGTCATCATGGCTACATCGCCGCCATCAATAGGCATATAGCCAAGCTCTGCCCTGACTTCGTTGACTGTTAGGACGCCATTTCTCAATAAAAGGTCGCGGCTCTGTGCAAGAGCGAACTTTTCACCTGCTGTAGCAGGCGCGGTCCTGTCGAAACTGAACTGAATATCCGCGTTGAAATCGCTGATTCTTGGAATGATTTGAGCGTTGATTCGTGCCTGAACAAGCTCAAGAATCGGCGTAATCAAATGGGAAGACGCAACATCCATCTGGACTTCTGCCGCAGCCCGTGGAACTCCAGACGTTTCTCCAAGTTCTGTCGGAGTAACGCCAAAAACCCGCCAGATCGTTCGTCGCATTTGTTCAACGACTTGGCGTAGCTCCAAATCCTTGACGGTATGCCTTA